TGCACACTTTTTTTCTGCTCAAATTACAGTTAAATTTACTATGTTTCTTGTTTTTATAATGCGTCAATATGTAGTGCTATGTAGTAGTATGTTGTTACATAGTTGATCTATGTAAGATTGTAAATACAAGGTACATTATGGCTAAACGTGGAAGAATACCTAAGCAAAAAGATAAGCTACAAGGACACAGGGATAACTCATTGAGTGTAATACAGGGTGGTAAGAAATTTGAAACACCAAAACCTAATTCTAGGTGGCTTACTAAAACACGTAAATATTGGCAAGAGTATTGGGACAGCGATTTAGCACAAACAGCACAAAAAGTTGACTTTCCAGCATTTTATAGATTATTTCAATTTTATGATGAAGTTGAACGTGCAAATCGTACAATTCAGAATATGGGTAATGGTGGTCTTATTGATGTTGGTTCTAAAGGTCAACCAGTTGTAAATCCATTAATTATTCTTACATTAAAACTAGAAGAAAAAATATTAAAACTTGAACAAGAATTGGGATTAACACCACTTAGTCGCCAGAGGTTAGGAATTTCGTTTAGTGAAAACGCTATGGGGTTCAGACAGCTTCAGCAGCTTTTACAAGATGATGAGGAACACGAATTAGTAGATCCAAGATTAAAAATGTTAGAAGAAGAATAATGAGTTGGATAAAGAATAGTAAAGAATACATAGAACAATTTTTGCAAAATATAAATATAGATGACCACGATACAGAATTTGAAGAAGAATAATGTGTTACTGCAAATATCTATGTTGTGGTTGTGAACTGCATTGTGCAACTTACAAGAAAGGTATTAATGTGTAAATATTGCAATACAGAAAAAAACATAGTGCATAGTGGTACAGACGCATTTGTTCTTGGTTGTTTAGATGACTTATATAATATTTGTTACAAGTGTGCTAATGAAAAAATGCAAGAAGAAGAAGAATAATGATTAGCTTACCAGAAACAAAAGGTGCAAGAGTAGTTAAGTTTATAGAGAAGTTTTGTGTACACGGTGAGGGTGATTTTTTCGGTGAACCATTTAAGTTAGATCAATGGCAACAAGCAATAATTTATGATTTATATGAAATTAAAGATAATGGTGAAAGAAAATATAGAGAAGCATTAATAGGATTACCAAAAGGAAATGGCAAAACAGCATTAGCAGCAGCAATAGGTATGTATGAACTTCTTGGATCTGGTGTAACTAGTCCATTAGTGGCCGTTGCTGCTGCAAGTTACGAACAAGCAAACCTAGTGTTTGGAACTATGAAAACTATGTGCGAAGAAAGTATATTTTTACGTGATATGGTTGAAACGTTTGAAAACGAAATACAAGTAAAAAACGCACCGGGTAGGGCATTTAGAGTTGCTGCAAAAGCTGGTACAGCAGACGGTGGTAGAAATAGTTGCTTTATAGCTGATGAAATACACGAGTGGAACAACATTAACTTAGAACGTGTACATTATGTTCTTTCAAACAATACAGCTAAACGTAAAGACGGATTAGTGCTTAATATTACAACAGCTGGACACGATCTTGATAGTATGGCAGGTCGTATGTATCAACGTGGATTATTAAAAGAAGCTGGTAAACAAGAAGATGAAGAATTTTATTTTAAATGGATTGGTGCAAAAGATGATGACGCACCAACAGACGAAGCTATTTGGCATAAAGTAAACCCGGCAATACCTAACGATTGGTGGCCAATAGAAAACCTTAGACGTAGGCATAAGTCACTACCACTTAATGAGTTTCAACGATACCACCTTAACCAATGGACAAGAACAGAAGAAGAAAGCTGGATAGAAATAGAAAAATGGTTAGCTTGTCAAGATGAGGAATTAGAACTAGAAAGTGGCGAAGATACGTTTGTAGGTGTAGATATGGCATTACGACACGACAGCGTTGCAATCGTGTATGGTCAAAAAGATGATAATGAAATAATTAGTATGAAATCAAAAATATGGCTACCAAATGAAGAAAACTTTATGGATTACCAAGAAATAGAAGCATTTATTATTGACTTGATGAAAAAGTATAAAATAAAAGAAGTAGCGTATGATCCAGCATTTTTTGAACGTTCTGCACAAGTATTGTTAGACCGGGGTGTACCTATGGTGAACTTTCCACAAACACATTCCAGAATGATACCAGCTTGTGGTAATGCTTATGATTTAATTGCAAACACAAAAGTAAGACACGACGGCGATCCCACGTTTACAGATCAAGTAATGAGTGCTGCACAAAAGATAACAGATATGGGTTGGCGTTTATCAAAGGGTAGAAGTAAAAGAAAAATTGACGGTGCAATAGCTATGGTTTTAATGCTTGACAGAATAACTGCACCAGAACCACTTAGTGATGAACCAGAAGTTGCTATTATAAATCTATGAGAAACTATATAACAACACTAATTGAAGTAGTAGGTGCAGGACTTATAATTTATGGAGTATATACAATAAACGTATCATTAGCGTTAATAATCGCTGGTGCGTTTTTAATTACAGGAAGTTATTTAGCAGTTAGATGAGTTTATTCAAAAGAGAGAACAGGGACGCAGCTTTAGGTAACCTTGTTGATTTATTAGCTTTACGTGAGGGTGGTTTATACAACTACACAGGCGAAAAAGTAAATGAAATGTCGGCACTAGGCATATCAACTGTATTTAGTGCAATATCGTTAATCGCTGATAGTATTGCATTACTTCCAGTTAAAACACTTCGTTATGACGGTCAAAAGACAATATTTACTGATAAACCTAAGTTTTTAGAAAAACCAAATGTTGGTCTTGATCTAACAATGTTTTCATTAATGCACCAAATTATTACTTCACTTGCTATGCACGGTAATAGTTTTGTATTAGTTGATAAAGACAGACAAGGACGACCAATACAGCTTACCCCAGTACACCCAGAGAAAGTAAAAGTAGAAATCACAGACGGACAAAAATGTTATTATATACAAACATCTAAAGGTAATTACGATAGAAAAATTACAAGTAACAATATGTTGCATTTCACTTGGTATTCATATCCGGGACAACTTATAGGCGTAAGTCCACTTCGTACTAATTCAAATACTTATGGTCTTGCACTAGCTATGGAAAGGCATATTGCACAATTCTATGGTCAAGGTGGCACACCAAGTTCTGTATTAGAAACAGATAGGGATTTAACAGCTGAACAAGCAAATATCTTAAAAGAAACTTGGTTGAACAATCACAACAGAAATAGGAAACCAGCAGTACTTACTGGTGGGTTAAAATGGAAAGCAATTAGTGACGCAGCAGGAAATGAATTAATTGCTGCAAGAGATCAAATTGTTCACGAAATAGCAAGAGTATTTAGAATACCAGCACATTTGCTTTTATCTAAAGACGGTTCAAACGTTTATTCAAATATTGAAAGTAATGGACTTGCTTTTATTAGACATACACTATTGCCGTGGATTAGAAGAATAGAGGACGGTTTTAGCACTTTGTTACCGGGTAAACAGTTTGTTAAATTAGACACAGATGAATACGCAAGAGGAGATCAGTTAAGCCGTGTTAGATCATTTCAAGTTGCAGTTAGTTCTGGAATTATGACACCAAACGAAGCTAGGTCAAAAATGGATTTAGAACCTTACGAGGGTGGCGACAAATTCTATATTGGTTTACAAGGTGCATTGGTAGATCCAACGCTTGAACCACAAGGTATAGACGAACACGATCCAACAAACGAACTACCAAATGATTAGTGAAGCAAAAGCATTAAACAATTCAACACCAGTTAAAGTTATTGATAGTGTAAATTTTGAACAAGAAGTATATTTACATAATGAACACGGTTCTGCTGTTTATCTAGGTGGTTCAAACGTAACAACAGGCACAGGTTTTGAATTATCAAACAATGGTTCAGTAACTATGAAGATACCACAAGACAATGAATTATTTGCTATATCTTCAAGTGGTTCTGGAAATTTACACGTAGTAAGGCCAGACTAATGCCATACGAAATACAAATGGACAATGAAGATTGTCAAGGACACGCAGTAGTAAAACTTGATGACGGCAGAATTATGGGTTGTCACGAAACACACGAAGAAGCTGAAAAACAATTACAAGCAATATTAATTAATGAAGCTAAACAAAAAGAAGAAGAAAAGAGTTTAGATAAATTAACAGAAGAACGTAAAGAAAAAAAGAAAAAAAAGGAGTTTAGATTAATGGATAAATTTGATAAAGCTATTTCTATATCACAAACAGTAAGTATGCAAAAACGCAACACTATTCTAAAAGAAATGGATAAGCAAACTGAAAATAGAAGTTTTACATTTAGTGCAGTAGAAGAACGACAAGATGACGATAGTAATACATTGTTGTTTACAGGTTATGCTTCTGTATTTGACAAACCTTATGGCGTAAGAGATAGCCGTGGACAATACAATGAAACAATTAAACCCGGTGCGTTTAAGAAAACATTAAAAGAACAAGATGACGTAAGATTTTTAGTTAATCACGACGGTATTCCGTTGGCTAGAACATCATCAGGTACATTACAACTAGAAGAAGATGACTATGGTTTATTTGTACGTGCTGAACTAGATCCAAGCAACCCAACCGTTGCAGAAGTATCAAGTGCTATGAAACGTGGCGACTTAAATGAAATGTCATTTGCTTTTGCAGCGATTAAAGACAATTTTGATAATAATGGTGAAAACAGAGAAGTAAACGAAGCACGATTATTTGACGTATCGGTTGTAACATATCCAGCTAATCCGTGGGCAGGTGCAAAACTTCGTGGCATAGATATAGAAAACTTGCACAAAGAATTAGTTGAAGCTAGAAGTGGCGAACAAGCAACTGAAATATTAGAAAGTTTTATTAACCAAGTCGCAGATAGTGATAACGTTGATAAAAAGCGAAGCAATCCTAAAGTGGATTTATTAAAAATGAAACTTGAAAGGGACGGTATTCGCTAAAGACGTATAGCCGTGGTTATAGCCGTGTATCACACTTGACTACCACACTCTACGCAGAAGTATAAGAAAATAACAACAAGGAAATTAAATTGAAAAAATTAATTGAAGCTAGAGAAGCTAAAGTAGCTGAACTTGACGGTCTTGTTTCAGAACTTGATGAAATGGAAGCTGGAGAAGAATTTGACGGCAAATTTGCTAGATCAAACGAACTTCACGCTGAAATCAAAGATATGAACGAAAAGATTGAAGAAGCAAGAGAAGCAGCTGAAACTTTGAAAGCAGTTAAAGAAAGCAGAAATGCACTTGGTGTTGAGGACGAGGACTTAGGCGATAAAGAAGCTGTTGTAGAAGTGAACGAGCCAGATTTATATAGAAACGGTGGGGATCACTCTTTCATATCTGACGCTTGGGCAGCTAGATCAGGCGACTTTAAAGCACAAGAAAGACTTAACAAGCACCAAGATTTTGAAGCTAGAGATGTTGGAACTGGTGCTTTTACAGGATTAGTTGTACCTCAATACTTAGTAGATGAGTACGCACCTATCGCAAGAGCAGGTTCACCATTTTATAACGCTGTTCCTAAAAAGGACTTACCAGCGTTCGGTAACAAAATTGAAATATCCAGAATAACAACTGGATCAGCAGCAGCAGAACAAGCTAGTGAAAATTCAGCTGTTCAAGAAACAAATATGGACGACACCTTATTAACAGTTAATGTTGATACTATTGCAGGACAGCAAGACGTTTCAAGACAAGCACTTGAAAGAGGTGGACAACCGGGTTTCTCATTGGAAAACATTATTTTCCAAGACTTAGTTGCAGCTTATTACACAAAACTAGATAACCTTATGATTAACGGTTCTGGTTCATCAGGACAACCAAAAGGTATATCACAAGTTTCTGGTATTAATACAACAACTTATACAGACGCAAGTCCAACAGTTGCTGAATTATATCCAAAACTTGCAGACGCAGTACAGGAAATCAATTCAAATAGATTTGCACCAGCTACTGCAATCCTTATGCACCCAAGACGTTGGGGTTTCTTAACAGCAGGTGTGGACAGTTCAAACCGTCCATTAGTATTACCAGCTGGTAACAACCCAGACAACGCAGCAGGTGTTGGGGAAGCAGCAGCTTATGGTCAAGTTGTAGGTAGTGTTCTAGGATTACCAGTAATCACAGACGCTAACATTAGAACTGATCTAGGTGCTGGTACTGAAGACGCTATTTATATAGCAAAAGTTGATGATCACATTATGTTTGAAGATAATTTGTTCCAACTTAAATTTGAAGAAACAAACGCAGGTAGCTTAACAACTAAAATGGTTGTTTATGGTTACGTTGCTTTTGCTTCTGGACGTTATCCAAAAGGTATTTCAGCAATAACCGGAACAGGACTTATTGCACCTACCTTTTAATTAAATTATGGTTTTGGTGTGCTAGGCAACTAACACACCAGACCATTTAGGAAAGTATTATGGCAAAAGATAAAGAATTAATAGAAGCATTAAAAAAAGAGTTAAAGCATTACGAAGTCTATGGAAAGGCAAAACGTGCTGAAGAAGTTAAAAAAGCAATTAAAGCAGCTGGTGGAAAAGTTGAAACTAAAACTGCAAAACCTAAAGCTGAAAAAAAAGTAGAGAAGAAAAAGTAACAATGCCAAAAGGTAAAGGTTACGGTAAAAAAATGAAAGGTGGCAAAGGTAAAGGCCGAAAGAAAGGTAGATAATATCTTATGGCAATTACTAAC